AGTTCTCTGTCTAGATAAGAATCTGTTGGTTTTAGTTTTACCCAAAACGCCATTGGAATAATGCCTGTGTCAGTAACATCATAGTTTACAATACCAACAACTCGTCTACCATCAATCGGTAGAGTGAAAGTTGCACTAGGCATCCTGTTAGGAATCTGTCTTCTCACCTTTTCGTTTTCCTTAATTAAGCTCATTTTTATGTGCCTCGATAAATTGAAATAAACTAATGTTAGTCTCCTTCACCTGTTGTATCTCTAGCCACATCGTTTCTATTACATTGTATATATTATAGATAGTGACTAGATTTACAATACATAATCCTATACCTACCCCTAAAACTGTCCACACTAGTAAATTACTAGTGGACCATTCTAGCTTGATGCTCAAGTCTTTCATTAGCTCTCCTTGTTTTTAATTCTAAAAGTTGGTGTAATTTATTATTCCAAATAACCTTACATTCATAATCTTTAGCGTTTTTCATAGCCTTCATTACATTTTTTATTCGCTTTTCCATTATACTCATTACCAACCATACTCGTCTTCCGGATTCATATACTTTCCCCTGACTTCATCCATTTTGGTTCGGTGCCACCTTCAATATTAATTCTACAATGATACGCTGGCAACATTACCCAGCCTTGACTGTCACATTGAGGACAATCTAGCTCTTTGTTTTGTATTCTAATATAGCCATTGCCCTTACAACGAGGGCAAATAGCTTTAACGTCGTGATTTCCCGTTAGATCTACCATTTTTCTTTTTTGTTTCTTTCTCTAGTAAAAATTCTATTACTTTTTGTACACTAACAGGTACTTCAAACCTGCTTTGTGCCATATTTTGCAGTTTTGCGTGGGTATCCATGGATACTGACACTGATTTAAATTTACTTATATCTGGCATTTTTGCCTCCTTATTATATTATTATATGGGATTATATAGAGCAAATATTATATTTGACAATAGTTTATTTTAATTTATTTTATGGTTACTTCACCTTTTTGTATGTCGGTGGCTTATTCTTAGCCACCGACATTTGTTTATTTAACAAACATTTAGCATTCCAAAGAATTCCGTATTTATCAACACAATGCGCTTCTTTTTCACAGCAATGGCATTTAGTTTCTTTTAAAAATGTAGCTGTCATCTAAATAATTAAAAGTTACCTTACCGTTAACATGTTGTGTGTGTTTGGCTTTGCAGGTCATGCATTGATATATTCTTTTTTCATCTTTTGTTACTAACCTTACAAAAGGCACATAACTATCACAGCTCTCACACACCCCTAAAGTAATTTCTACAGGATCGTCTTTATTGTATGTCACCCCAACTGTCTCCTTTTTCGTAGTCTACTTTATTCGGGACCTGTAACTCAACCGCTTCCTCCATAATTTCAATAATTTTCTCTGCGTGTTGTAAGCTTTCAACTGAGATATCAAGTTCGTCATGAAGTTGTACATGTGGTATTATTCCTTCCTGGTATAGAGCTAGCATAGAATTTTTAGTCATGTCAGCAGCTGATCCTTGTATTAGTTTGTTTAATGCTTTGTAAGTAAAAGCACGTTTAATCCCCGGTCCATGCTCCCTGAGTGCCTCTGCATGCTGTAATGGTTTTTTAATACCAAAACCATGGGGCTCCCATAAATCAAAATGACATAGCCTTCCACCGATCGTGCGTATCTTACCGCTATCATCTGCTCTTCTACTAACAGCCTGTGATAACATTTTTACAAACGGTGCCTTTTGATGGTAAGTCTTTAATAACTTTTCAGCAGCATCTTTCATTAAACCTAATTCAGCCATAAGCTTATTCTTACCCATTCCATACATAATGCCAAGATTAATTGTCTTTGCTTGTTTACGTTCTATACCAGCCATGTCAGCTATCATTTGGTGAAAGTCTGCGCTGCCATCGTTGTATGCATCGACAATCGTGCCGGTGCCTTCTAACTTCATCAGTGATGCAAAGTGCACAAGTATACGTGGTTCTTGTTGACTGTAGTCAAAGCAACCCCAGGTATGTTTATCTTCTGGTACAAACAAAGATCTAATTAAAGGCCCAAGATGCTTGTGTCGTGCTGGTATCTGCTGCAGATTAGGGTTGTTATAACTAAACCTACCTGTAACCGTACCGCCTTGGTCAGATCGTATCTGATTTATCTCTGCGTGTATGCGTCCGTTGTGTTCGTGTTTAAGTATTGTATCTATAAATGTTGTGTTGGCTTTGTTAATCTCTCGTGCTTCGTTAATTAATTTAGGTAACTCAGCAGGATGCGTTGCTAAAAAGTTTTTTGTAAATGAGGGTGCTCCTTTTTCTGTTCTATCATAGGGTAGCTTCTGTCCATCAAATGCTTTTGCAATAGATGCCGCAGCCCATATCTCTACATCAAAACCGGCTAACTTATTTATATCTCGCATCAAATTTTTCTCTGTATCTATCAATTGATTCTTTACTGCCATAGCTTTTGTAACGTCAACCTTTACACCTTTAAATTTCATATCAACTAAACATGGAAATAACTGAGTCTCTAAATTAAATATGTCCCACAAATCTTGTTTTGATATTTCATGTTGTAATGCATGCCACAACTTAAGTGTAATCTCTGCGTCTTTCTCCGCATACTCGCCTACAAATGGTGCAGGTAATCTCCACATCTCTGCTTTTGGATTGACACCAAAATCTTTTGCAGCTTCTTTCAAAAGATTTTCATTCTTACGCATGCCAATATAATCTTTACCAATAGCATCTAATGTGTAACTGAATCTATTCTCATCAATTAAACTTGCAGCAATCATTGTGTCAATGATGCCACCATTAATACTAAAACCAAGTGACCTGATCCAGGACACATCGTACATTGCGTTGTGAAATATTTTTGTAGCTGTCGTGTGTAAAACTTCTTCAAACCAATCCAAGACTAATGCGCGGTCCATGTTCCCACCACCTTCGTGCGCGATAGGAAAATAACCGGACCACCCTTCGACCGCAACGGCTATACCAACTATCTCCCCGTCTCTTCTTACCGCACCTGAGCCCATGGTCATTAGGTTTGGATCTCGTGTCTCTAAGTCAATTGCTATTTCAGAATGACTAGATAGATCTGGTAAATTTGTTGGTGGTACCCACTCCGTTTCAGGAGTGAATAACGGTTGCTGTATTGATCTACTCATAATCTCTTTCAATTATCATATCGATAAAATGTTTTGCTTTCTCAAGGCTCTCTTTGCCTCCCTTATCTTGATGTCTAACTATATATTTTATAGCTGAACCCTCAGCGAATAACAACTTGTTTTTATTGATAAATTCACTTGGTTGTATCTCATATTTTTGATAATGATCACCTCCAACTTGGTTATTATACGGATTATCTATCGGCATAATAAATTTAGCTTCGTATTTTTTCATTTTGTTTTTCCTTCCATTTTTTAAAAATAGTTCCTTCTGAAATAGCATCAATCCACCAAAAAAATTCATCTTCTTCTCTGTCTCCTTTCATAGCATTTACTACACCATGTAACGTTTGAGCATTCTCTACACTGTTTTCGCCACCCCTTGATCTTGCTTTCATATGATCAAAAGTTGCAAAGTCAGGTTCGTCTGCCCTAGCTTCAAAATTAATTTTTACACCTGTATAACGACACAATGTGTATGGTTTTTTGTTTCCATATTGATCTACACCGTTAGGCCAAAACTTTTCTATCATTTTCTCAGCTCTTGATTTCATATCTAATCCTTTCGTTGAACCTCCATGTTTATGTTTATAAAAAGATCTAACCTTATGTTCTAGTATTCTTTCAGGTCTTTGTGTTTTAGGAACTTTTTTTATTTTAAGTTTTCTATCAAAAAAACTATCTGCTTTTTTAACAAGTTTTTCTTCTCTTCTTTTTCTAACTCTAAGTTTTGATTTTTCTTTTTGACCTGGAGTTAAGTGATAACTAATAGTCCCTTTACTTAATTTTAATGTTGCGGCTATCGTTCTGTAACTGGCTCCTGCATTACGCATATGTTCCATATGACATCTTTGAAAATCAGTTAGTCTTTTGTTACTCATATTATGTAGGCCCTTTCATAGTTTCTTGGTTCTAAAATATGCAAAGATTTCTTTGCTCTTGTTACTGCTACATAAAATAACCTGTGTAGCTCGTCTGGATCCAAATCGTTTTGATCAAGAGCAGACTTAGTAATATCAGGAAGTAGTAATACATTGTCAGCTTCACCTCCTTTGGCAGCGTGTATTGTTGATAAAGTTATTCTCGGTGTTTGAGATATTTTTTCTCTGTTTGCTAGCATATTTCTTATGTAGTTTTCTGTCTCTGCATCTAAACCAGCAAACGCTTTATACCAAACATCGTCAGTTTGTAATCCATGATCCGCGACGCACTCTTCGATGTAATAACCGTCTTCGTCCTCGCTCATGGTTTTACCAGTGCGATAACCCTTAGTTACGTTCTCGCCCAAGTATGGATAAATATTTTTTATGGATGCTACTGGCAATGCATGCTCTACTGTTCTCCACTTCTCCCAGGTTTGTATAGCCAGTAATAAATCTAATTTAATTGAGTTTCTATGCTTGTGAGAATAGTACCAACCTTGCAACTCACATAAATCTTTTATGTCATCTAAAAAATAATTAGCAGTTGATAATACTAACCACTCCCCTTGTGACATATCAACTTGTGTAACATCAGAATATCTTGTTAAGTCACCCAACTCTTGTCTAGGCGCATAGTCCTTTTCATATCTATTAGAAACGTTTCTAATTATCTTTTGAGACATTTCGTGTATCGGTCCTCCAGGTATACGATACGACTGACTCAGTGTATCTACGTAGTCTACTTCTTCTTTAAGAGCGATAAAAGTATCAACGTCAGCACCAGCCCACTTAAATATAGCCTGATCATCATCCCCAGCAATGTAGGTCTTGTCTGCTCTCGCCCAAAGAGTCCTGACCATTCTCCATTGCAAAGGTGAGAGGTCCTGTGCTTCATCAATAAATAATACGTCGAAAGACGGTGATACATCCTGTTCAATAAATTGTTCCAACATGTCGTCATAGTCATACAGTCCTTTCTCTTTTTTAAATTTTTTAAATTCTGTATCTAAAAGATATAAAAGATCTCTCTCTATATCTAAGTTGTGCATATTCTTATCATACTCTTCAAGAACCGGTATCTCTTTTACTCTTGCTTTGTTTATTACACGTAGGTATTCATTGTCAGAACTAAAGATACCGTCCTCTTCTTTATGCCATGCAGCTTTGATAGGTATACCAACTTTTTTACCAAACTCTCTGTAGTCATTGTGTCCCATGACTCTTTCTTTTTTAATACCTAAATTTCTAAACGCCAAAGAATGTAGTGTTCTAAAGAAAGGTATTTCGTCTTTGTCTATTTTAAATTTTTCTTCTGCTCTTGTGGTTGCCTCCCATGCAGCTTTCTTTGTAAAAGAAAAGTAACCTATCTTTTTTATGTCTGTCCCTGCACGTAAAAACTCTTCTACTAAATTTAATAGTGTCGTTGTTTTACCTGTGCCTGGTGGTCCTAGTATTATTGTCTTCATTAAAAAGGAGTCTCCTCATATTTTATGGGACTAACAGAAGGTTCTATTTTTTTCATAGCTTTTATTTTAATTAGTCTTACGTTTTGATTCTTGATGTCTCTCCTCACCTCGTCCACAAAAATCTTGTCTAACTGCTGTAATAGATTACTTGTGTCTGTTCTTTTGAGCTCCCAGTTGTTTCTTTTACAGTACGCAAAAAAGTCATCCATTCTAAAATAACAAAAACCCTCTTCATCATTCCAAGACATCTTGTTTAGTATGTCCTCTTTGGTTCTTGCTTGAGCCCTATTAACTGTAAACTGTTGTAATAAAGATATTAAGTTTTCTGTAGGGTCTGAAGATTTTAAAGGTTCTATTTCCTGTATACCTGCCATCAAAGGTTTTAAATATACTTCTCTCCAATCTTTTGGTTTTGGTATAGGGACCACAACAGAAGCTTTATCCATAACCTCAATAGAAAATAAATTAGGGTTATGTAATTGTTCTTTTGTTAGCTCTACTCTCTTACCATCCACATCTAAAAAGTATTGTGATGGATTAGAAGATATCTTAGTTAAAGTTCCCAACTCAGGCATCTGCTCTTCTTCAAAACCTACACCAAATTTTTTTGTTCTACACTTAGCAGGATCACAAACAGAACAAATAGGTTGTTCTTTACATCTGTATTTATCATAGCCTTTTCTATTTAAAGATTTTATTAAAGCTTGAACCTCTGCATTACCAAGAGGAGGATCCATAACTTTAATATTGTCAGCAACTAACATGTCTTCCCAGTTATCCGGATTAGATTTTTTTCTGTATACGCCAACATTAAACAAAGCATTATTTCTTGAACCCTCACCAAAACCCTCTTTAGCCAATCTATTTAAACAAGGAGGACCATGCTCAAACGCTTCGTCTACTGGCACAGCAGACTTAATTTTTAAGTTTTCTATCTCTTCCCTTGTCTGTACCCATTCGTCATAGATAGAATAGAATGATTCTAAACTAGCAGCTTCGCCCCCAGCTTTAATTGCATATCTTAAACCACGTATTCCACCGTGGTACGGTAAATTTAAAAAGTTACCTGTGTCTCCACGATCCATAAATATCTTTGTCTGCTTAGGAAATATCTCACTACCCTCATAACCCAAAGACTTAGCCATAGCCTTTAGTTTAGACTGCATCAATGATGCAGGTATGTCTTCTTTTGAAAATAAAAATAAATGTGCTCCACCAGACTTTGATCTAAAAGTAACTAAAGGAAAACCTAATCCTTTTATACTTCGCATAAGAACTAAATGATCTACGTTGTATACATCAATATCTATACAACCCCATCTACATTGATTGTCTTCATTAATAGGTATTACACCTAGAGCAGGTTCCTTACCATCAATATGCTCTTGCCATAACTTATCAGTAATTGTTTCTCTTTTAATAAATGCTTTAGCAACCGCTTTACCTTTTTCAGTAGTCTCTCCAGTCAGCTGCATTATTCCATAAGCACTGTTATTACCCTTGAATATTTCTTTAAACTTCACTTCTTCGCTTTCCTTTGCTTTGCATTAGTATAGCGATAAGAACCTTGGCTACAGGGACCTGAACAATAAATCTTACTTTTTTGCCACTTACTTATA